CGACGCCACCACACGTCCGGCAGGATCCACACGTTGTCTTCCTCGTCTAGGCCGAAGGGAAGCAGCACGGTCTTGTCAGCCGTCTGGGCTGTAGACACGGCATGGTCAGATACGCAGTAGTAACGAAGGTTCTTTGGCAGTTCGCCAGGATACGGCTTCAGCCAGTCACGGCGGAAGAAGTCGCCGTCGTCCGGCGTGGGCTTGCCTTGGTACAAGGCCGAGAAGCCTTTGGGGTTGAGGCGTCGAATCTCGTTGAGGAAGTCCAAGCCATAACGCTCCGGCCATAGGGCTTGCCCGACAGGGCGATCCATAGGGTCGTTATCCACGGCGATGGCAGGGAGTGCGAGGATACGCCATTGCTGGGCGACTTCGTCGTTGTAGCAGGGATTCTTCGGGTCGGTGAGGCGACCCACCAGGTCATCCTCATGCCACCGGGTCATAATGATTACCACCCGCGCGCCGGCCATCAGTCGGGTCATAGCCACTTGCGTGAACCACTCCCACAGCTTGTCACGCTCTCGCTTGGAGTCAGCCTCCTCGCGGTCCTTGATCGGGTCATCGATGACCAGCAAGTCAGCACCACGACCAGTAAGGCCGCCACCCACGCCAACGAAGTTGGCTAGTCCGCCTTCCTCGGTCTGGAGTTTGTCGGAAGACTGGCTGCCTGTCCGCAGCTTGCACCCAGGGAAGACCTGGCGGTACGAAGGCGACCGCATGATTTCACGGACGGAACGTCCGAAGTCCTGCGCCACGTCGGCGTTGTAGGTGGCGAAGATGACCTGGCGGTAAGGATCCTTACCCAGGAACCAGGCGGGGAAGCGGCGGGACGCCAGTTCGGATTTACCATGTCGAGGCGGCATGGAGATGATGAGACGCTGGTACGTCCCACGCTCAACCTCCTCAAGGGCTGCGCAGATAGTTTCGTGGTGCTTGACCGGCTGATACCGAGACTTGTCCACGTTGTCCGGATCTTCCGGGTCTGGCATGGTCATCCCGGTGAACGAGATGAGCGACTCCCTCGCCATCTTGACGCGGAGCAACCGCTGGGCCGCAGACAACTGCGCCTCGACTTCGGCGATTTCCGCCTGCCTTCGTTTCTCTTCGGCGTTGGGTGCCTTACGAGCCATTACTTGCGTTCAGTAAGTCCGAGTGCCTTGATGGCGACTTGCAGGGATTCGTCGTTGTCGGCAATCAGCACAGGCATGGCCGTGACAATGTTTCCAGCGTGAGGAAACTTTGCAAAGTGACTGATGGTCTTCGACGCGGCGTCGTAGAAGACGCCGACCTTTCCGGCTTCCACCGGCGTGGTGATTTTAGAAGGTGAGGACATTGACGTAGTTGTAATTGGTGTCGTAGACGGTGGTTACGTTGGCGCTATACCAAGTATTGTAAGCCCACACGGAGTGGTAGTAAGAGGGGTTGGAACCGCCACCAGATGAGCCGTCGTTGCCCTGCGGACCCTGGTCGCCCTTTTGGGCGAGCATGCCCCAATACGAGGCACCATTGTAAGGTTCGTTGTTTGAGTGCGAATAAGTGCAGATGAAGCTGGATCCATTGTGAGACACGGCGTCATTCGTGTAATAGTAGGTGTAGTAGTCCCAGTTTCCGCGCCAGTTAATCACGCCAGGACCTGCCGGTCCGGGCGGACCTTCCGGACCTTGCGGACCAGAACTGCCGTCGCTACCGTTGCTTCCGGCGTCACCAGTCGCGCCGCGAAGGGCGACAATCTGCCAACTGCCAGGATAGCTGACAGGATCGTAGCCGGCAGCTCCGATGAAGTTTATCATAACGTAGCTTGCACCCTGGAACGACACATAGTCGTTGGGAGCATAGGTGATGCCGCCATCGTATTCACCTCGATACACCCAGGCATTGCCGGCTGGTCCTTGCGGACCTACCGCTCCGTCTTGGCCGTTCGATCCTGCCAATCCGTCCGCCCCTGCAACACCTTGAATTCCTTGAATTCCCTGCTGACCTGCTGGACCTTGGATGCCCTGCTGACCTGCCTGTCCGGCAACGCCCGGAATACCTTGAATACCCTGCGGACCTTGCGGACCAGCCGGTCCGACGATCAGAGGAATGCTGGCGGCAGCGTCCTGTGCCACCTGGGCGAAGACAGCAGCCGAATTCTTGGACTGAAGGGCGGTGATGGCGTAGGTATTCGCAAGGCCAGCAGAGTTAGCGGCGGAAATCTTCGACAGGTCAGCCTCATAAGCGGCAGACTGGGCAGCATCTCGCGCAGCAATCGCATCAAGTGCGTTCTGGGACGACAAAACAGCCTCTAGTTCAGCCACCTTGGCGTCACCAGCGTCGTTAACTAGTCCAACTTGCTGTGCGCCGGCAGCCTCGACGGCTTGAACAGGAGCGTCCGTGAGCAGCGGTTCAACTTCCTCGGCGATGACAGTCAAATTCAGAGCGGTGGTACGCACTTTACCATCGTCGGCCTGGATTTCACCCAGCCGGGAGATGGTGGTGTTGAGCGAAGCCTGCACATTGTTCAGCTCCTGGTCGATTTTCTGCCCCTGATGGGGGGTGGTGGGGTTGGACTGGCTGAAATCCGTAAACGAATACGAGCGGTCGTATGGAGCAGGAGGCTGACTCATACGCGGATAGTGTACCAATCCGGCTATAGAAGCAAGAGATGGCGATGCGGAGATTAATCTCCGCAAAATGTAGGAGAAAGTTTTTGAGTTACGCGGATTTTTCCGAGCGGGGGAGGAATAAGAATGTGCGCGGCGCGCGTGGGCGTGGGCGGGGGTGCGCCTGGGACGCGGGTGTGCGCGTACGCACAGCTGCGCACACGCTCGCAGATCACGCGGGCGTTAGGCGCGCCAGGTGACGCCCGCCAGGTGACACGCGTCGCACGGCCTTCCCAGGCCGAAAGATCACCGGCGACGCCGTCCAGTTTCTCGGCAGCCGGTCGCCGGACGCCTCGCCACGCCTCCGCCAGTCACCGACCTACCCGACGCCCCGACCGACCTGCCGGAGGGTCGCCACGCCCCGCCTGGGTGGCGAGGATAGCCACCGCGTGACGCCATCCGCTCGCCTGCGTGACACTTGGGAGCGAGGCGGGGAAGAGGGCAGGAAAAACGGCGTTGAAAAAAACAGGTTGACGGCGTGAGGAATATCCTCCAAGGTGTCGGCGTCGTCACCGACACAACCCAAACCAAACCAATAAACACCGATATGAAAACCACCACCCCCGCCGAACGCATCCTCGCCCTCTCGACCTTCCTCGGCTACTCCCTGCCGAGCGGAACGAAGGTCGTCGGCCTGCCTCGTCACTTCGTCGAATTCCCTAACGGCGACGGATACGCCGTCGTGACGATGGACGAGGCTTGCACCACCCCTTACGCCTTCGACGACGGACGCAACGCCACCGAAGAGGATTGCGTCACCATCGGCGAGGAAACTTTCGTCATCTTCCCCTACCTCGGCAACGCCTAACCCCTCACCCAGTTTCACCCACACCCAACCCACCCAAACCGATGCTACACACCCGCACCATCCACACCCCCACCACCGCCGACCGCCTCTCCGCCCTCGTCGCCATCGTCCGGCGAGAGGAGCGAGCGAGCGGATGCCCCGCCGACCAACTGGCGACCGGCGAGCGCTACGCCCTCACCCAGGCTCACGACACCTTCCGAAACGAGGAAGCCCCCGACCGCGTTTTCTTCGTCCGTGTCCTCACCCTCGCCGAGGCGAAGCGTGACGCCGGCGTCGGTGTGGACATCCTCAACCTCGAAGACCCTGTCCGCGTAAACGGTCGCCAGTGGCTCGTCCTCGACGCCCTGGAGCCTGTCCTCGACCCGCTCAACCCGACCGACGAAGACCGACGCCAGGCGGCTGCCAGTTTCCTCCGCCTTCCGGCGACCGACATCAAACTGGACGGAGAGGGCGTCTTCACCGCCGGAGATGTCGCCACGCCGGAGGGCGACCGATGGGTCAAGACGCTCGCCGAGACGCTCGACGCCGGCCTGTGGTACGACGACGCCGACCTGTGGTACGACGATAACACCGGCACGACCTGGGTCATCTCCACCATCTAACCCCTCTCCCTCCCACCCACACCCACACCCAACCCAACGCCATGCCCTCCCCGCTCATCCTCATCACCCCTCACGCCCAAGAAGTCCGTGAGGGCGTCACCCAGTCTCCCCGCCGGTTCAACCGCCTCACCCGCCTCGTCGCGGACGACGGCAGCAGCCTCGTCATGACTGATCACGACGCCTACTGTGCCGGCGACGTCTTCGACCTGGGACCGTCCGGCTTGACCCGCGACGACCTCGCCGAGATCCATGCCTTCATCGTCGCCGAGGTGATCATCCCCGACGCCCAAGCCTAACCCTTCCCACCCACACCCAACACACCCACGCACACACATGGAAAACACCACCGACACCACCGCCCTCGCCTTCGCCGTCCAACTGGCGAGCGACCGCCACGCCAAGGCCTGCACGGCCTCGGCCGCCGCTCACGACCTCCCCAAGGGGACGAGGGGCAAGGCGACCGCCATCGCCACCGCCGACGCCGAGCGCACGGCCGCCTGGGAGGCTTACCAGTCTCTCATGAACAAGGTCCGCGAAGCCAACGCCCCCAAGGTCAAGGCTTGGATCGCCGGACACTGGGCGGGTCTCTTCGACGAGATCCTCGTCCAGATCTTCGCCTCCGCCGAAGGTCACACCCGGTCCACCTTCGCCCTCCGCACCGAACTGGGCGAGGTGTGGACGAGCGTCTCGACCGACGCCCACGGCCTGCCCCAGTATATCGAGATCAGGAAACTGGCCGACCGCGAGGAGCGGGTCGAGATGGCAAAGGGTTGGCTTGATCGAGCGACGACGCCGGAGGGCAAGGCACAAGCCGAGGAGATCCTCGCCAATCCCGACGCCCACCCTTACTACTCCGGCAGCACCCGCACCGGCTCGATCACGATCAGCCGCAACTGGCGTTGGTCCGACCGCGAAGACGCCAAGGCTACCTTGACGTACGGTCTCAACGCCTCGACCTGGCAGGCGGAGGATGAAGCCGACGCCGAGGAAGCCTTGCGCCTCGTCCAGGTCGCTTGCCTCATCCGGTCGAAACTCAACGCCCTTGACCTGCCCAACCCGACCGCAATCGAAGCCCGCTTCGACCTGATCGGCTAACCCACCCGGAAGGGGTGGCGTCATCCGGCGTCACCCCTCCCACCCTTTACACCTTGACACCCTCCAACCTGTAGGCATACCCATCTCCACCCAACCCACACCCACGCACATGATCAACACCCCCAACGCCCTCGCCCTCGCTCGTCGCCTGCTCGCTGACTGGCCGAAGGCTAACTCCGCCCAGTACGCCCAGGACCGCAAGCCGATCCTCGCTTGGATGCGCGAAGCCAAGCCGCTCGTCGGCTTCACCTCCAAGGATCGCCCCACCTCCGGCATCGTCTTCCAGTTGCTTCGCGATGGCGTCGCCCTGGCCGAGCAGGAGCAGCGAGCCAGTCAACCCTCCCCCCAGGCGGACGCCCTCCCCGCCCTGCCGACCGAGATCGTGATCACGATCCGACCGGGTCGGGTCGCCGAGATTGCCGACGCGACGACGGAAGCCAACCGGTCCGCCTCTCGCTCGTCGGTTGCTACCACCGCCGACGCTCTCCGCCAGTATGAAGCCGAGGTGAGGGAGAAGGTTAAGCGTCACGCCGCCTTCGTCGGTGTTGACGAGGAAGCCAGACGCCTGCTGCTCGTCGCCGCCCACCTCCGCGAGGCGGCCTTCCTGCTCGACACCCACGCCACGCCGGACGAGGACAACGCCTAACCCCATGCCCTGCCCTTCCCACCGACCCTTCACACCCATGCGCCTCCCTCGCCCCCGCCGCTCCCTCCTGGCTTACGCCCTCGCCCTCGTCGGGCGTTGGCTGCCGGCCAAGGTCCTGCTCGCTCTCAACCGCAACCGCTAACCCTACCCACGCACATGATCGAAGCCACCATCACCTGCGACACTGGTCGCACCTGGTCCACCCAGTTCAACGGCGATCACAACGCCGCCGTCCGTTACTTCCTCGGCCAGGTCTTCACCGACGAGGACGTCACGACCGGCGTCGAGACGACCCACCGCGTCGTCCGCGTTGAATCCAACCCCATCGCCTAACCTCACCCACGCACATGATCAAACACATCCCCACCCACGTCCGCGTCTCCCTGCTAACCGAGCGGGTGATGGCGCACGACGCCCACGCCTTCGCCCTCTTCCAGATCGCAGCCGAGACGGCGATGGAACTGGGCGACGCTCGCCGAGCGGCCGACGCTCAACGCCTCATCCTCGCCAACGCCGAGCGGGCGACGGAGTGGTCCGGCAACAAGCGGAAGCAACGCGACCGCGAGATCCTTGAGAGCGACAAGCTCGACAAGCTCAACGCCGCCGTCGCCGCTATCACCGCCAAGGCGCGAGCGGCGGCGGACGACTGGATGGCCGCCGAGAAGATCGCGAAGGCCGCCGCCCAGGACCTGGCCGACGCCGGCAAAGCCTAACCTATGCCGAACATGAGCAAGCCCAAGTTGTCCGGCATGGTGTGCGAAGGATGGGAGGCGGAGTTTGATCTCATGCCTAATCACGTCACGGCCAACGCCTCGTTTGATGGGGCGATGTTCGAGACTTACGGCGCGGACCTTGACCATGTCCTGGTCTTCGCCAACGCGAAGAGCGGGGCGATGCGTCGTCGGGTGTGGACACTGGTCGAGGACGACGACGGCGACGCCGTGATCGTCAACGGCTACCACCTCGTCAACCGCCTCGGCTACTTCCTCACCCTCAAGCCGGCGAAGGCTGGCTACCAGTACGTCGTCACCCTCTCCTGATCATATGAGCAAATCGACCATCACCCACGCCGCTGCCCTCAAGGCACTGGTGGACCTGTACGCCGCCGTCGTGCGACCGGACAAGACCGATGCGGATCTCCAGTCCGCCCTTGATTACGCGGATGTCGTCTTGACCGACACCTACTTCGCCGACCCTGCCGCCCGCTACTGTGCTGCGAAGCAGGCGAAGGAAGCGGCGAAGGCCAGGCTCAAGGCGTCGAAGCGCAAGGCTTGACCGGCCGGAGATACTGGACGACGCCCCGCCTTGATCGGCGGGGCTTTTTGTTTCTACTGTATCCAGTCCGGGAACCGCGACGCCGGCACCGGGGAAGGGGTGCGGTCGTCGTCGTGCAAGGTCATGACCAGTCCGCCCTTGGCAGCCCAGGTCTTCGTCACGACCAGGGTCGAGACGGCGGCGTCGTCCTTGAGCAGGCCGGCGTCCATCACGGCGTCGAGGGCTAGCTTGGCCAGGTTGTCGGCGTCCGGTCGGAAGGTGTGCGGCTTGCCATGCCGGTCGGCTTTGTCGGTCGCCAGGTCGAAGCGTAGGACGACGGCGACGGCTGGCACCTTGATCTGGCCGTGCGCCTCGACTGCCAGTCTGGCGGTGTTGAGGATCTGGTCTTTCCATCGCTTGGCGTTGGCGTCGGCGGTCGAGACTACCCTGCCCCGGACGAAGCGTGGCCTGGGTTGTGGGCGGGGGTTGCCTTCGACGTTGAGCAGCACGATATCCATCGGGCGATCATGCTCTCGTCTTCGCGTTGGGTCAACCCTTCCCCTCGACAATAGGGGCGACGAGGCGACGCCCTTCCCCATCGGGATAGGGCCAAAGCCCAAGGATGGCCTATTAGTCTTAATACAGGTCCATCCTCGCTTCCTCGCCAGTTCATAAGTGACTGGTCTTCCGCAACTTATGGACGAGGAAGGGGGTTGCGCGTTTTCTCAAAACCCTTGAGGAAGGGGGGGGTAAGTTGACTTAACCCCATATCAAACAACGACTTAACCTAGTATCCTCGACGCCGAAAGGAAGCGAGGATGAGGGGGTGCAATCCCCTTTCCTCATCCTCGCCTTTTCTCCTACGCCCTGTGGGTCGCCAGGATCGAGGCGCTTCGCGCCTTGCCTTGCTCCTGGCCTTGGGTGGCGGAGGTACAGCGGAGAGATGAAACCTTGATTGGCTTGAGCGTGACGCCCAGTCGTCTGGCTGCCGCGTAGATGGCGTGGCTGGAAAAGCCTGTGGCGTCCTTGATCTCTCTGCACGACTTACCACCCTCATGTCCGGCGATGACCGCCTCCTTGAGGCTGCCGTGACGCCGGCGGAGGGGGCGGAGCTTCACGCCCAAGGCTCCCATGCACGACCGGACCGACCGCTTGCCCAGGCCGAACCGCTCCGCCGTCTCATTCACCGACAGCCCTAGCTCCAGTCCGGCGAAGATGGCGGCCTTGACCTGGCCGTAGACGCTTGCGCGGTCACTCATCCCAGTCCGACAGGTCCATGCCTTCGGCTTGCTCCTTGATTGCTTTGTTCAGCCCAGGGACGGCGTCAGAATCAATCTCATCGCCCTCCGGGTCGGTGACGGAGATGATACTGGTCGCGTCCCAGTCAATCTCCCAATGGCCGCACTCCTCCGTCCCGAATTCGTGATCGAAGGAGTCGTCTTCCCATTGCGCCTCGACGTCCAGCACGACGTCATAGGTCACGCCCTTATGGCGCACGATGATCTCTCGCTCGCTCACTTGGCGGCCCTCCACTTGTTGCGAAGCAGCAAGGCTTCCCAAGCCTTGCGATAGTCGGCGGTCATCCGGTCAATCAGCTTACGCTCCAACGGCGTGAGCATCTTCCGGCCTGGCTTCGCCCTGGCTTCCTTCGGTGTCTTGGCGGTCTTCATCGGTCGCCCTCCCTGTCTCGGATGCCGAAGGTGTCGTTGCGTACCAGCTTGAACTGGTCGGTCGTCATATGCCGGATGACGCCGTCATGATCCAGGACGACGGCGAAGACGTCGTTTGAAAACGACCCTCCGTCGCGGACGTAGATGAGCATCCCATAGCCGAGCGGAGTCTCGACCAGGATGGGGTTGCGGAATTCGTGAATCATGGCACGACCCTCGCGTCCGGGGTGATGGCATTGCCGGTCGTGATGGCTTCCTCTAGCCGCTCAACCTCGGCGGTGAGGCGGGCGTTCTCGGCAATAGTATCATCGAACAATGCTCGGTTGAACTGTGCGTGTAGTTCACTCACATCGACACGGAGGCTTGCCAGACGATACCGCTCGGCTTCGGCCTTGAGTTCGGCGTA